AGGTCATCGCCCTAGGGTCCGAAGTTGTCCGAATGCACTACCGTGATGATATCGACAGTACTATGAGGATTCGATTTTCAACGTCAGCCGGCCTGGATAACGTTCTGGAAATAGTCAGCTTAGGTGACCCGGTGGGGAATCGTATCTGGCTCGAGGCGAGGTGCACGCTATTGGAGTCCACATGACCGCGCGCATGACAGGGGATCGCGAACTGGACAGGTTTTTCGCCGGCCTCACCGATAAACTCCAGCGCGGGGCGATACGAAAAGGCGTCCGCGCTGGTGGTAGTGCCATGATTAAAGAGGTACGGCAAAACATCGGGCGCATGCTCAGGCCAGGCCGACAGCGCCACAACTCCGCCGGCAAAAAAACTAGCCTCAAACGTAGTGTTGGCCAGCGGCCGTGGAGTTTGCCGCATAGGGGTATTATCGGGAGTGTAGTGGGTCCGAGATGGCCAGAGGGTGCGCATGGCCACCTGGTAGAGTTTGGTCATAGGATAGTCACCAGGCACGGCCGCGATACGGGTCATAGGGCCAGGCCGATACCATATCAGCGCAGCGCGCAGCGTAGCGCACGATCAAAAGTACTTGCCGCGCAATCCGCGAAACTAAAACAGGCCATCGCAGGTTTAACGCGCTGATGGCCGACATAATAAAGGGCCTGAGAACCTTTCTGGCAGCAACTACGAGTGTTACCAGCCTGACAGGCACGCGCATATATTACGGCCAATTGCCGCAGGATCCCGAGTATCCTGCAATTGCGCTCAACCTAATAGACGCAAACCCAGCTCACCACCTAACGGCGCGGAGTGGATTAACACGCTCGATGATCCAAATAGACTGCCACGGAGACAACCACGCCAGCGCTTATGAAGTGGGTGATGCCGTCCGAATCGCAACGGACCATTACACCGGAGCGTGGGGCCTAGAAACTACACGCAGCGCAATGGTCACGGGGATGCGCGACCTATCCGAGCCTCCCGTAAACGGTTCCCAACGTTTCAACCACGTCCGTTCGGTGGACGTGGTCACCTATCACACGGAGTCCTAATATGGCCGATGACGGCGCAGGCGCATCTATTACGTTCGGTACTTCTGCAACGACGATTGCCGCTATACGGATTCAGGAGGTGGGTTTAACGCGCGCGGTCTTGGATCAAACTCACCACGGCACCACCGGCGGCTACAAAGTTTTTGCGCCGGCTGACTTCAAGGATCCAGGAGGATTACAAGTAGATTTTTACTACGACCCCGACACACAGCCTCCCGAGGGGCCTGCCGAAACAGTTACCGTTACGTATCCTGTTCCAACAGGAAAAAACAACGGCGCTACAGCCGCAACCAGCGCGTTTGTTGAAACCTGGGACGGCCCACCGCTGGAGATAGATTCGGTGATGCAGTCTACGATGACTTTAAAACGTAGTGGCCCGATTTCGCGCACGGATGCGACGACATGAGCGGTGGTTTCACGATTACACCCCATTGGGCCGATCAGCAAAACATCAATCACCACGGCCGGCGAGTCGGCTATTGTGGCATCAGGAATGATCAGCCGATCAGCTTTCTTGTTGATGAGCAATGTAAGTTGACACCGTCCGAGAAAACGGATGCAATTGCATACGTTATCGCTACTCTTGGCGGCGCTAATCAGTCTCAACAAACATTCCCGTATTGGCCGAAAAATGACGACGAACAGAGAGAATGGTCCGGCACTCAACCTGGATGATATTCTTGCCGCGGATGATATCAAAATAGAATCAGTAGACGTTCCCCAGTGGGGAGGCACCGTATATCTACGGACTATTACAGGCGACCAACGCGATGCGTTTGACGAAAAATTTACCGCCGGTAAGAGCCTCATCGGCATGCGCCGTTGTTTTGTTGGTGTGTGCCTGTGCGATTCCGCCGGCGTGTTTTGCGCGCCGTCCGAGTCTGAGGTTTGTGCGCTGGGCCGAAAGTCCTCGGCAGCGCTCGATAGATTGTTCGGCGTGGCGCAAAGAATCAATGGCATGCGGCCAGAGCAGATGGATGACATCGCAAAAAACTTGCCAACGGAGGCCGAGAGCGATTCTGGTTCTTAGTCTCCCTGGCTTATGGGATCCCACCCAGACGCGTGAAAAGGATGTTCACCAGTGAAGACGTTACGCTACTGCAAGCCGCCTATTCAGAGGGCCTGTTGCCTGACCCACAGCGCCAAACATCTATGATATGCGCTGTGCTCGCTAACCTGCATCGCGAAGCAGATTCAAAAGCGTATTCGCCGGACGACTTCCTGATTAGGAATCGATAAATATGGCCGTCATCGGCGAACTAGCTACGCTAATTACCGCGAAAACTGCCCCATTTATGCGCGGAATGAAAGAAAGCCGAGGTGCCGCGGATAGGTTCCGCGGAACCGTGATTAAGGCCGGCGCTGCCATCACGTCGATGGTTGGCATATCACGGGGAATTTCGGCCATTAAGGAACAATTTTCGGCACTGGATGACATAGCGAAACTATCTGCTCGGATAGGCGAAACGACCGACGAAATAAGTCGGTTGCAATTCGCTGCGGACTTGACCGGCGCGAGCAACCTTGCGGGCGCGCTCGACGTGATGAGTAAACGACTCGGCGAGGCGGAACGAGGCGGCGGAGCTGCGGTGGCCGCGCTCAAAAAACTCAACCTGCCCATTAAGGAATTATTGACTCTTAGCCCAGCTGATCAATTTAAGTTAATTGCCGACCGTGTCAGCCAGCTTGGGACGCAGGCCGAAAAAACTGGCGTGGCAGCAAACATATTCAGTAGGTCGAATCTCGACCTGGTGAATACGCTGGATTTAGGTAGGTCTGGGTTGGAGGCCATGGCGGAAGAAAGTGACAAGTTTGGCAACACCGTACGACAATCCGACGTCCCAGCGATTGAAGCAGCTAACGACGCCATGGCACGATTCCGGGCCACCACCACCGGGCTGACGCGCGAGTTTGCGGTGGGAATTGCGCCTGCTCTTGACGATTTCAGTACAGCGCTTGCCGAGATGGGTGGCGCTCGCGTGATCATCAACGGCATTCGGGATGCGTTTCTCGCCGTTCGGTCGGCTATCAATGGTGCGCTAATAAGTTATTTCCAGCTATCAATCGCAATGAATAAAGTCGTTGGGCGCGCAGACACGTTTTCGGAGGCTATGGTTGACAACCTCCGCGTTGCCATAAAACGCGATCAAGCCACAATGGCCACCGGCAACTCGCCTCGCGCCACAGCGCCGGTCGGCAAGGCCGGCGCTGTGTCTACCGTAGCAGCGCTGGGCGGTGAGGTAGATCCTGTTGCAACGGCCGGCCTGACGTTCGCCGAAGCATTCAAGGACGGCCTCGAGCGTACGATGAGCTTCGATGAGTTTTTTCCTGACGTGCGCCGGATGATAGAAACCGACGATCCCGAACCATTTAAGGCGGCGGCCGTAACCGGACCCACAGGCGCGGGCGCAATGATGCGAGGTTCCGCCGAGGCAATAAAGATTCTCGGCAAGTTAAAGCACGGATCATCCGAGCGCGAGAAACTGCGATTGGAACGTGAGAGCGCCGATTATCTTCGGAGCATCGAGGCGAAAATTGACGCCGATTTCGCGATTGCGGCTATCGATAGGCTAGCATTTTGACTGTAACCGCCACACGTTTAATATCGATCGATCACACCATCGGTGAAATGGCCGAACGCAACTACACGTTGGTTTACGAGGTCGATACCGACGACGTTGCAGATAGCGCGATTACAGCGCGCCTAGCGTCCGGTGTGCCGTCTAGGCTGTCGACGTTTTCGCACGGCAACGACTCAGACGACAACGCAGTGTTGCTGACTAAGAAAGTGAAGCTGGTCAAGGCTCGAGACTCCTACAACCGCTGGGTGGTTACGTGTGGGTTTAAGACGCCCACTCCGGGTCAGTACAGCTCAATAGATCCTACCATCGTGGATGACCCACTTCTTCAACCGACTAAGTGGCGCGGGTCATTCGTTCAATTTCTGCGATCAGTTACACACGATAAAGACGGTACTCAGATAAAAAACACCGCTGGCGACGCGTTTATAGATCCGCCGATCACAATGGATGACTCCAAACTGTCGATCATCGCGTCGAAAAATTATGCCGAGGCCGACATGCCTGATTGGGCCACGTTTGTGAATTCAGTGAACGACGATGCCTGGTGGGGATTCGGTTCGAGAAAAATAAAAGTCCAGTCAATTGAATGGGATCAGTTTTTTTTCGGTTCTGTGGCGTTCTATCGCGTCGACTTTCACTTTTTGGTGGATTTTGAAAACTGGGATATCAAGCCATTGCACGCCGGATTTTATGAACTCGAGGGCGGCACCGGTGACCGCGCGAGAATCCTCGATAAGTACGGCGCGCCGGTCGCCGTCCCCTGGCCGTTGAATTCGGATGGCTCGAAATTAACGCAGGCCGAAATCGACACCGATTCTGAAGTTTACGGCGCGTTCCGTTGCTACCGCGAAAAGGATTACGCAACACTTGGCCTGCCGGCGACCCTCGGCGCACCGAGCACCTGATGCCCACACTACACACTTTCAGCGCGCTGGCGATTGCGGAGCTGCGGGAAATTGCGCGGCGGGTACTGCGCGAAGAGCGTGCGCACAAATCACAGGATGCAGGCCGTCAGCACGATACGCCGGCTCTGGTATATGTCGGTAAAACCTCAGGATCTATCACAGCCAGAAGCACTGATACAGCTGGGACGGGCAGTATGCTGATACACTACTGCACCACGGCAAATCTGCTCACGCCGGGTAGCACTAGCCCAGTTACTGTCAAAAATATGACGACACATGCCATAAATTCGCAGACGTGGATCCAGGCCAAACAAGACACGCGCGGCACGTTGTGGGTTGATGTCGAGAGCTGCACCACCTGATATTTGATATGCCGTTCAAGAAAAATAATCCGGGGTGCCACTGACCTGGCGAAGTTCAGGGGGGGTTCCCTTCTGGTCTGCAATGCGATGTGTGTCGACACGGAGATACTCCAGCGTATCTGCATCAATCCGGTGCCGGCTCTACGCCATTCCCATCATCACTATTCGGGGATTGGTGGGCCGGTGAACGGACGATGGATCAGATTGGGTCGTGCACGTGGTCTATGTCGTCCGATTTTGGTCTTTACGATATCCAGCTAGATTTTTTCTCGACGGCCAATGAAACTGTGTGCATGCGCGCGAAATACAGAATCATTGGCGGCTTTATTTCGCCGCGGTTTACCGTCGAGTGGCGCAGCGATCCCGAGGAAAATCCAATCGACCCCGGCACAATTGACACGTGCTACGCATCGCGGAACCTGCACTACGTCACCGACAATACGACTGGGGATTGGTCCGGGACGAGTCTAACCGTCCGACCTCACGTGGGGCCGGTATCGACGTGAGGCACCTGCGTCAATTGCAGCGACAACAATGGGTGTTCGGCAAGAGCGCCGGCCTGCGCGAGCGTGAGAGGTGCTTTTCGCGCCAAAAATCTCGAGAGCCGGGCGTGATCGACATTGGCTTCCCGCCCCAGTTTTCTCAGTGATATGGTTCTGTGCGCTTCCCGGATAGCATCCCGCAAGTCGTGTTCTAGCATTACACATCCTCCAATTCTGGTGGAACTGTTAACCGGCCCTGGTTCGCAGGGCCGGTCGGCGGTGCCACTTCGTTCTAATGGGATGAGTCATCCGGCCAATCGTCGTCAGACCTTGCGTCGTCGTTGTCCCTTAGCACGTCTTCATCGAGATCGCCGTTGCAGAATGCGTATACCGGATCCGTTTCTATTCCGTCGAGCACATGATCGCTCAGGTTGGCGCAAAGCGCGGCAACGTCGGCTGGACGTATCCCAAGATACGACACAGCGCACGCGGTTTGCGGGCACCAAAAACCTGCGGCCATCCAGTCTGCGCACTCGAACGGATCGGAAAAACAATCCATCCACTGTGTGGCCAGTTCCGCGCGGCTGGCTTTGCCGCCACCATCGAATCTACTACCGTGATCGCGTAAATAGCTGGCAACCTGCTTTTCGTTGTTTGTCATCATGATCGCCTTGAAATAGTGAGTATGCGGAAAACTGCCGCGCCTCCTTGCGCGGCTACGTAGTCGAGCGACTAGCTTCTTTCCGCCGGCCCTTCGCCATTGTGCCGGAGATACGCCCGCGCCGTCTTGCTCGAGAAATCACGCGCCACCAATGCGTTGTGCGCGGCGGCGAATTCCTCTGCATCGGCAATCGCCATACCTAGTGACGATCGCGGTCCGGTCCGATTCGAATAGCCCTCACCGAATTGCCTGATTTCGATCCCGCGGCATTTTGCAACGCGCGAATTTAGGGACAATAGCGGATCTTGGCCGGCCGGTACGATCTGGACAGCAACATACCGGTCCGGTCCTGACTGCCACCCAGACCCCTTTGCGTGTTGCGATCGTACCTCGACGAGAGCCGTTGCCGACAACCTCGCTTGAATGTCCCATGTGATCGGTCCGCCGACGTGGTTCTCGTAGCTCGTTCCGTTGACGACTCGTGGTTCACAAAATGTCATTGCTTCGACTCCGTGGTGGTGGTGATGATGCCGTGTACTTCAGTGGTGTAAATGTACCACCACCATATAGTGTTGTCAACACCACAACATATTATTATTCCGGGTCGTCCCGATTGCCGGTGGGGTGGTACGATGATGCCGGTGATGATGTTGCAGCAGCAGGGGGTGACGTTCATCGCGCGTCACCCCCTGCCTTTTGAACCCCCAGTACGCCCTCCGGATCCGACATGCACCCAACAAGCTTGGCAATTTGCTCTACCAGCCTGGCCGCGGTGGCGCTCACCGATTGGGCGGGATTGTTCTCGAGCGCCGGGCCGATGGCGCTTTTGGTCGCATTTTTTGTTTGGCAGTCCTGGGTTCGAGAGGCCCATTGGCGAGCCGAGCGCGAGACTTACCAGGCCAGGATTGCCGCGCTCGAGGATCGGCTGCTGACGCCGGCAGAATGACCACGTAGTAACGTTATGACATTGACACGATTTTGGCGCTGGGTATAGTTGGACCCGCCCCTCGCTAACAAAAACCGATTACGGTCGGTGGTGTAATCTCTTGTAGCGAGGGGCCACACCACCGATTTTTTTTTTGCGCGAGCAAGTATGACTGATGGTGAGATAATTGACCGGCAGCGCTCAGGGGAGGGACTTTTGGACGTGCCGACGTTGCACCGTATCGAGGTGGCTACGTCTCTGGCCGATCAGCTCAAGGCCGTGATAATCAAGCAGCGGCTATTCACGAAAATTTCGTCGCGGGATTACGTGCACGTGGAGGGATGGGTCTTGCTTGGTAATATGTGCGGCCTAATGCCCCGAGAGAAAGAAATAACAGAAGATCAAGATGGCTCGATTCACGCGCGCGTCGAGATAATACGACTCAGCGATGGCTCAGTGGTCAGCGGCGCATCGAGTTTGGTCGGGGCCGATGAACCGGACTGGGCGCGCCGGCCCCGCTACGCGAGGCGTAGCATGGCCGTAACTCGCGCCACCGGAAAGTCGTTCAGGTTGTGCCTGAGTTGGGTGATGTCCTTAGCAGGATTTGAGGTAACTCCATTTGAAGAAATGCCTGCCACCGCGCAGTTGGCAGAAACGGCCAGCCAGATCAGGTCCGACGTTACGACCGCCCGTGAACTGAGGGAGCTGGCCGACGTGCGGACGTTGACGCATTCCGAGTGGTGGGGCAAACGCATAGGGGATTCCGAGGATGATGACGCGCTGGACGCAGTCATGTCGGATTTTAAATCGATGCGAAATAAAATAGACGCAGCTGAGCAAACGAAAATAATAGCGTGTGGGAAATCGAGGCGCGATGAACTGACCCGAGAATCTGATGGGTTTTAATTACGAATACAATTGCTCGCTCGAGCGGGTCGTAGACGGTGATACCGTTGATTGTGTTGTCGACTTGGGATTCAGGATCCAAACCCGACAGCGCTTTCGCCTCTTGGGTATAGACGCAGCTGAGCCACGGGGTGCCGATAGGTCGCGAGGACTGGCAGCGACGGATTATTTGACCGCCTGCCTCAAGGGTGCGCGGCTTATCGTTCGGACGGAAAAGTCGGATTCTTTCGGCAGGTGGCTGGCTGATTTTTATGTTGATGGTGATAGTGAGAGCGTGTCGCAAAAAATGATTGCGGGTGGACATGCAGTGCGCATTGCCGGCTAGCGCTTACAGCCCCTGGTGGTAGTTTGAGTCGGCTTGACCCCTTATGTTCGGATCGTATCCGTTCAGATGCCTCCGGTGGTGGTGATGGTGCTAAGGCGCACTGCGGGCGGGGGTGACCTTAGCGGTTGTATGCACCCGGAGTGCGCGCAAAATGAGGAAAAGTGATTTCACGCCATTTCTTGGTCGTCTATGTGACGCGTTCGGAAAGTCTAACTTAGCTCCCAGCCGACAGGATCTTTACTTTCAGGAAGTAAACCGGACGGGGGCGAGCTGTGAAGAGACGTTGGCAGCGGTTGACAGAATAATCAGACAAAACCGTTATTTCCCCAGCGTATCTGAGATTTTGGCGGCGCTGCGCGAAACAGTTGGAAACAAATCTAGGACTGACTATTCGCTCGAATGGGAGAGGCTCCGGGCCGTATGGTTTTCGCGGCTGAAGACTCAGACAGGTAGCTGTAAGATTTCCGAGTCTGAGTTGTACCCATTGGTGGCGCGTGATTTCGCGAGCAGATACCCAGGCCAAACTGTCCCAAGCCGGCCTCCACAGCATGCCTCCGGCCGTTGGCAGTCTGTGGAGGGCTACGAAGCGTGGAAGTCGGAAGCCTCAGCGCGGGATCTGGTCTATGAATATCCGCGGTCGTAGTCGCGCTACTGAGGGAGCCTGCCGACTAACTAGCGGCAACTCGGAACAGGTGGCAAAATTGATTGCCCTGATGGGTTACCCAGCTCCGGAGTGCGAATACCGCTTCCACTCTAAGCGTAAATGGCGATACGATCTGGCCTGGCCCAATGAAAAGATCGCCATCGAAATACAGGGAGGCACGTTCACATCTGGCCGTCATACGCGAGGACTGGGATATGCTGCCGACTGCGAGAAACTCAATTCCGCACAACTATTGGGATGGAGGTGCTATTGGGTGCCTAGCGAGTGGTGGAACAACGGCCTCGCATGGAAACTTTTAGACGAGATATTCGATGCAAAAAAATAGTCTATTAATATCCGCGGTCGTAATGGCTATGTGTGTTGTGTTGGGTAGGTGCAATCATGTTCAGGCCCACACACCAGCCGCCGCCAGTTTTCGGATCTGGACCTCGTTTCATAACGGTGAGCGCTCAGGAGGTACTGCGGTCGGCATACACCCCAGGATTGTGGCTACTAATAGCCATGTCGTCGGCCACAGACTGGCCGATGACCTTCAGGTTGTGAGTGATGACGGCCAGCAGTGGGCTGCTCACGTGATCGCGTTTGACCGGCCGGCGGATGTGGCGCTGTGCTACGTCCAATCAGGGGAGGTGCCGTATGTTCAGATGTCGGACATCCCGCCGGACGTGGGTGAGGTACTGACAATGATAGGATATGGTGGCTCCGGACGTGCCAAACTGGGCCGCGGCCAGCTAATGTCTGATACCGGCCGCAACGGATCTGTTGAGGTGTTTGCAGTTGGTATCCGCAGCGTGAGTGGTGATAGCGGTGCGGGCCTATTTTTGCGGGGACGATTGGTCGGCCTAAACTGGGGAGCTGATGCGCGCGGCGCATCAGCCTCAACACCAGTGCGGCACGTGCGCCGGCTTTTGGAAACATGGGCCGGCCGGCATAGCTATGACCTGACCGACTCTTGCCGCCAGTGTACTCCGCGCCTCGATTACCCCCCCAAAAAACAGATCATTGCGCCGCCGGCGGATGTCCCCCCCAGTACAATACGTGGACCGGTTGGACCAATAGGCCCACAGGGACGACCCGGCGAGATTACGACAGATCAGTTGTCGGCTATCGTGGCACAGGTAGTGGCCGCGCTGCCACCGCCAAAGGGTCATACTGTCGAGGTGTACGACCGTGACGGGAAACTGATCGATAGTGAATATGTGAGTCCCGGTGGCACGTTCCGCATTCGTAAATTCACAAGAGGCGAATAAATTTGTGGCCACCGTCGGGAATGGGTTTATAGAAATCGAACTAGATGGAGTCACAAGCATGCCAGAATCGTCAAAATTTCAACTACTCATGGAACAAAACATGGGCCAGATTGCGCAGTCCGGCGCGATCGCACAGAATAATTTTATCACGATTTCTAAAGCGCAAGACTACGACCATCTAGCCGGTGGCGTCAGCCTAGAGGAAAGCCTCGGTGCGCGTGAGGTGCGCGGACCGCTGCAACCACCCGTGGGGACGTAGTAGGTGACGTGGGATGAGCTATTGTTGTATAGCGCGCAGGCACAAGATCAATTCGTGGCGGAGTCCGCATTTCTCGACCAAACTCCACGACCAAACGTCACCCAATGGGCCGCGCAACGGCTTGCAGATATCCGGCTGGTAGACGGTGCGTATGTCGACCTCGAAACAGCTCGAAATAGCGGACCGCGCGGCGGCGCTGGATCATCTACAGGCCCAACGGAAAAGCGTCAGAAACCTGGTTAGCCGACTCCAAAACAAAACATTCGGGGTCAATAGCGAGCTGGGTATTCTTGACGATTCGGACATGGGCGTGAGAGTTGGGGACGAAATACACCATCACGTTGCACAGCCGATGGTAAACGGCCTGGCCCAACTGGCAATAGCAGCGCTGATCGGGGCCGGTGGTGCGTTGGCGTGGCCGCATTTATCCAACGTGTCGCGCGTGTCATCCCCTGACGTCGATGCAGTTGATAATATTGGCGACATTGAAATATATCGTCCGGAGGATGCACGTGGCAGACCAACAAATTGAAGAACTAGACGAACTAACTAGCGGCAATTTGTCAGCCGACGATCAATTCATTTCGGCGGACGTCAGTGATACCACCGACGACCCCGGAGGCACGACAAAACGCATAGCCGCATCATCGATTTTGGAATACATCAACTCAAATCTGGCGACGACTAGCGGCAGCGCAACGGAGTTGCTGACCGACGATGGCTCCGGCGGGATAACGAGTGTAAGCACAGTGCTTATTGCTACGGGAAATCTAACGCTAACAGACGGCAAACTTGCAATTACAAATACGGCTGATGAAGTCAACTTAACGATAAACGGAGTATCTGGCCAATCAGCAAATCTTGCCGAATACAATCCGAATGGTGTTGCAACCGGAGCAAGTGCGCGGATCACGTCAGACGGCGAATATTCAAATACTCGTGGTGTATCAGGTGCTGAAGCGTATGGGTTTAATGCTAAAGCTGCGGCTAATTCTGTTTCGATTGGTGCGAATGCTGGAGGATATGGAGCAACGGGAG